TAGAAACGCTACTGGAACTAACTCTAGTTCAAATCTTTTATTCAAACTAGAAGATAACAATGGTGCTCGTAAGGGTATCTGGTCTACTGAAACAGGTACTGTAGATACAAATATTACACAGGATACAGTATATCCAGCGTGTAGTTCAGTTGCATCTGCTATATCCACATTAATGGATGGTCTTAAGACTATTATCAACCAAGGTATTAACCCAGTTGGTGATCGTTTTGCTGATGCACATGATCTATTACTTGCTAATAAGAACTACATCGCTGATGTAGCAGTCAAGGATATGTTGATTGAGTATCCTAGTCATACAGTTCCTGGTGGTAATGTTAACTGTTCTGATGATATTGTAGACATAGTTGAAGCTATTGCATACAACGTTAAGTTTGGTGCTAACAATCAAGTATGGGATGCTGCTAATTTATATGTTACAGGTGCTCACCTTGCTGGTGAAGAAGAACAGTCAATATATGCATTTAGAGTTGCTAAAGTTATATCACAGAAGGTAATACAGAACCAGAGTTATACTCCTAGAGCTGGTGTTACTACATCATACACACAAACAACTGATACTAGCATCACTACAGATCCTAATCCTAGTGGTGGTACATTCTGTGCTGATGTTATATCAGCAATGGATACTCTCTATCAGTTAGTTGAGTATGGTATTGATACTGCTGGTGCTAATCAACAACAGTTAGGACAATTCACACCATCTAATGCAGTATACGATGCTGCTACTGGTGATTTGACCTTGACTATGGCTGCTCATGGACTGTCCTCAAGTAATAAGGTTGAAATTTCACAGGATGCACTAACATTTACTTGTGGAATGGATGCTAATAGTAGCAACCACACATATCCTCGTGTAGGAGATCCAGCATTTAAGAATAAACTTCTAAGTATCACTGATCTTACAACTGATACTGTTAAGGTTAATGTTGGTCCTTCACCTATAGTTGGTTATAACATTTCGGGTGCAACCTACACTGCTACAACAGGTGTTTTAGAACTCACAGTTGGTAGTAACAATCTTAACGTAGGTGATACAGTTAAGTTAGACAACAATGCATTAACATTCACTTGTGGAATGGATAACAATGCTTCGACACATAGTTATCCACGTCCTACTGATCCTAAGTTTAACACATCTATCGCTGTTGCTAGTGTAGGTCAGACATCTCATACTATTACTGATGCAACTTATACACCTTCTACTGGTGATTTAGTTGCTACCGTTAATAGTCATGGATTCCATGCACGTAGTCAACATACTGCTGGTAATGCAATCTATGATCCTTTTACTGGTAAGTTAACAATTACTGTTAGTAATCATACCTTCTCTAATGGTGATAGTGTAAGGATAGCAGACAACTCCATAACATTTGATGCTGCTAGAACAATTCCTACATCAACAGACCTTGCTTCAGGTAAGGATCTAGTAATATCTGGTGTAACACAGAATACATTTGATGTTAATATTGGAGTTTCTTCCGATAAGTCTACACATACATTCGCATCTGCTGGTACTAATGGTATTACTAGAGTTGGTACTCGTGTAAAATTAGATGATTCATCTATCACATTTACATGTGCTAAGGATGGTAATGCTACTAACCATGCATACCCAAGAGCAACTGATGATGCTAGTAGTGAGTGGTTAGAAATTACTGCTAAGGACACTAACACATTTACTATTAACATAGGACAATCTCCTGATACATCTGCTCATGCCTTTGTATCTGCCGTTGCAAGTGGTCTTAAAGCACAGACTGGTACGATTCAGTTAAATGTAGGAACAAGCCCTGCTGTAACGTATACACCTAGTGCTGCAATCTATAACCAGACAACTGGTGATATGACTCTGACTATTGGTACACATAGTCTTGTTGCTCAGACACAATTTACACCTGCTGCTGGTACAACATACGATCCTTCAACAGGTATCATGAGTATCAGACATGTAAGCCATGGACTAGTCATTGGCGACATGGTTAAGATTGATGATAATGCTGTAAGCTTTACATGTTTAGAAGATAGTAATAATACAACACATGCATATCCTAGAGCATCTGACCCTGCATCTGGTACTTCACTAGAAGTTCTTGCTGTAACTGCTGATACATTTGATGTACAGGTACTAGCAACAGTTCCTTCTACTAACATTACAGCACATACATTCGTATCTTCTGTTGCTAATAGTATTACTAAGGCAGGTCAAAGCGTTAGACTTGCTGCTGACTCACTTACATTTACTTGTACTAAAGACAGTAATGCAACTAACCACACATATCCACGTTCAACTGACCCTGCATACAACACAGCTCTTCCAATCTTAGCAGTTGGTAATAGTACAATAACAATTAATGTTGGTGCTGATGCTGACCCTGCTAACCATTATGATCATACATTCGTATCAGCAACTGCTGGTGCTGTAACTAGTGGTGGTGATTATGCACACACATTCTCTAGTGCTAAACCATTTGGTCTTAAGACTGGTGGTGATTATCCACATACATTTGTAACTGCTGCTACTAATGGTGTTACTGGATATGCTACAAACGCTGGCCAGTTTGCTGCTACAACTAAGACATCACCTTCACAGAATGTAGTTGCTAGAAACAATCCAAGTACATCTACTGATCAGTTTGCACAACGTGCTACTCTATTCACTATCGATGCTGGTGGTATCAACCCTCATAAGTTTGAGACTGGAACACCAGTTAGACTTGTTGCTCGTGCTAAGGTAGGTAAAACTCCAGATGAAAGAGATGTTCGTTTACCACAGGGATTCCAACCTAATAGAACATACTTTGTAATTGCTCCAGGTCGTAACACACAACCATTCAATTACAATGATGCTGCTGTATACAATGGTATCTTTGATGGTGGTGATCAGACTAAGTTGATGCTTGCTGAATCATTAGAGGCAGCTGCTGCTGGTATCTACATCTACTCACCTGAGACAGAAGCATTGGATGCTGATGTTGAGATATTAGTACAACAATTTACATTAGATACTACTTACGATCTACATGAGTACAAAGTTACATTCTCTGGAACCAGTAGTACAGTACTTAAGACAGATGTAGCACATATATTTGATAAACCAAGTAGTAGTTTTGCTGCTGATGATCTTCAGAAAGTCTTCTTTAGATCTAAAGGATCTGATGGTGGTACAGGAACATTACCTACTGGTGCAGGTTCTGGTGCTTCACAGATTCTATCTACTACAGAATACTATGTTAGATATGAAAGTGACGATACTTTCAAGATATTTGCAACTGCACAGGATGCTATTACAGGATCACCAGAGATTCAGTTAGCTAACAACCCATCAATATTCTGGTATGTACTTGCTAACAAGCGTACATCACCAATGAGGTTTGACCCAACCTATATTGATACTAGTGCATCAAGAGTTCCAGCAATACCTGATGGTTTATGGTATCTAAATCTTAAAGATGAGACTGCTGATGATAATAACATCTTATCCAGACTACATGTAACAGATTACAGTAGTAGTTCAGGTCGTTTACAAACTACAGACTCATACTACAATCGTACTAAGGATGATCGTAAGGCAGATGATAGAATATATCGTCTACGTTATGTACAACCTAAGCAGTTCCCTGGCTCTATAAGGAAACCTAACAATGGTTTCGTTATCAAACTACGTACTGATGATAAGCGTAATCTTATCCCACAGAACATTACATTAGAACCTGTTGGTGGTTCACCTACAAAGGCAGTCTTTAGGAACCCACAGTCACAAAATGCTTCTGAAGATCTTGGTATGTCCAAGACTGCATTTGATACTGCAGTACAACAGGGTACATTACAAGACAAGTACATCTACGATCCTGATAACAATCCTTGTGTTGTTAATACAGACAGTTACCTCAGATTTAGTATTAGATCTGCTAGGGAGATATCAGTTGCATCGAATACCTATCTACAGGTAACAGCATTTGATCATAGAGTTGACGATACTAACGCACCATCTCTTAAGAATACAGTATTCCATACTGTTGAGATCGATGCTCCTCAAGGTGGTGCATTTGCTGCAAGTAAGGTTTCATCTACCCCTGCTAATATAGTACAGTGGAGTGGTGGTAGCAGTGGATTTGGTTATCTACATGCATACTTTACTGTCTCTTCTAAGCATTATATTATCCTTAAGGATGTAAGTGCTAGACCAACATATGATCCTTTAGTAAGCACACGATTCCAACAGGGTGCTGTGTATGCTGATCAGCAGTCAGATGTTAACGGTGGTAGAGATAGTAAGACCAACAACCTTTATGTTGTAGGTGGTTCTAATGTCTTTACGTTAACACCTGGCGACACAGTAAATGATACTACAGGTAATCAGTATAAGATTGTTGCTGTAGAAGATGTCCCACAGATTGATGATACATTCTATATCTTTGACTCTGAGACTATTCAAGAACGTGTTGCTGGACAGCAAGATGGTATCTACTATCTAACTGCTGTTCGTGGTAACATATCACCTCTACCTCGTGGTGCTGGTGTCGGACAGAACTTCCAGAACTTTAAGTTCTCTCAGCCTATCTCCTCACTATATCCACTAGACTATAAGAACGATCCTACATGGTATCAGGTTATAGACAATAATGGTACTAAAGATACATTAATTGTTGACGCACCTGCTGCTAACAGTTTCGCAGACAACTATACACATGGTCTTGTCTGGGTCAATGACTATAAGAGGTCAATGACTAAGGAAGCAGTTACTGATCTTACTGAGACACCATTCTTTAAGGATAACACATATGTAATTCAGGCACAGAATGGTAATGCAACTGCTGGTTCAGAGCAAAGAAAGATTTCTATTGCTGGTGATGCTACATCTGTTCACGATCAGAAGGTATACGTTGAACTAAGGAGACCATCTATTGCTAGATCTGGTAACCACACGTTTGAATACCTTGGTTTTGGTCCAGGTAACTACTCAACTGGTCTACCTGCTAGACAGGAAGTTATACTTTCTGAGTTCCAAGACTACTACGCACAAGCAAAACGTGAAGATGGTGGTATTGTATTCTATACTGGTCTTAACAGTAATGGTGACCTATACATTGGTAATAAGAAGATTGATGCTATTACTGGTGAAGAAACATTCCTAGAGAAAGCACAACTTGTTGCATCTGAAGATGATACAGATACTATTGGTACTCTGATCACATCATTTGATACTCCTGTTACATTTAAAGATAAGATTACTGTTGAAGGTATATCTAATCTCAACAATCAGGTAATTATCAATACTCAGCCACCTGCTGAGACTCCATCACTAATTGTTAGATCTAATCCTAGAACTGATGGTGGTGCAGAAGATTCTACACTAACTAGAACTTCTTATGCTAACAATAATGATGGTGATATAACCATCAGTCGGAATAAAATTTCCTCGGCAATTTTCCACATAAAAGGTCGAGGACCAATAAGCAATCCAGGTCAGGAGTACAGTGTACGTTCTAACTACAATAGGTTAGACGCAACTCCAAATAATAGGACTCCTAATCAGGGTGGTGCTAACTTTATTAATGCTAATCAAGTAGTATCATACTATTCTTCTTCTGACGCAGCAGCTCAACCACAAGCAGGTGACTTCCTTTATAAAGGTGGATCTGTTGAGAACAGTGGTTCACTTGGTTGGATACTTGCTAACTACTACACCAATATTGGTGAAGGTTCTATCTTACAGGTAGATACTAATGGTGGTACTACAGTTAAGATCAAGTGGTCTGGTGTATTAACCAATGCATCAAATGGTATTGCTATGGTTGTCGGTAAGACAATCAGAATCCAAGGATTTACTGGTGCTACTGCTATCAACGGTAAGTGGATAGTCAGTAAGGCAGATCAAACTGGTGCTGATGACGACTTCATTGAGTTTGTTTGTACAACACCTCTTACTGCTGGAACATATGTTTGGGATACTTCCAACCAACCAAATGCTACACTAGAGAGATCCGATGCTAATTGGAAAGAAACTGGTATTATTGGTGGTGAATCAATTAGAACAGAGACTACTTCTCTAGGTGAGTTTAAGGTTGGTATTAACACTGTTGCTCGTACTGCTAAGGATGCTCATCAATATGGATTCCTAACTTATACATCTGGTGGTACTGTTTACGATCAACAAGTACCAAGAGCAAACTTAGATGTTGTTGGTAATGCATTTATTAGTGGTAAGTCCATTAGTAATGCTAACTACATGACTCCTGGTGGAATCACTAAGACTGAGACCAATCTTCATGAAGCATTCTTAGTTGGTGGTTCATCTGATGCTGCTACATCTACTGCTCTACTCAGAGTTTCAACTGCTGAGACTAGAGTTGGTATTAATGCAAGCAGATCTGATCTAGGTGATACATTAACAGTCAAGGGTGGAATCACAACACTAAGTGGTGGTGCTACTCCTAACCTAACACTAGCAGGTGACGCTGCTGTAAATGGTGGAGATATTACCAGTACTGCTACTACATTCAACTTAATTAATGTTACACCAACAACAGTTAACTTTGCTGGTGCTGCGACCACTTTAAAAATTGGTGATACCAATACAACAGCACAGAACTTAGACATTGGTACAGGAGCTCTTGGAATTACTTCCTTGGATATCCACACCAGTTCAACTGATTCAACAGTTAATATTGGTACAGTTGCTAATAGTCTATCAAACAAGTCAGTCATCACACTGGGTGGTGCGTTTGCTAACACTGCTAACTCTACATTTACAATCAAGAATGCTCAGACAATACTTGATGGTAACTTGGATATCAGTGGTAGTGAGATTCAATCTAACTCACAGACTGTTAACCTACTAACAAGATCTGGTTATGCTTCTGTTGTAAACTTTGCAACTAGAGCATCACAGTTTGCTATCGGTGGTGTTGCTGGTACTACAGAGATTAGAAACTCTCTGAAAGTTAATGGTGATACTAATGTGTATGGTGATGTAACCATGCATGGTGGATCCAACAGTGGTACTGTTACAGTTACTAGAGCAAGACTTGGTACAACTAAGGTTGCTCATTCTTCTGGATCACTAACAGATCTAAACGTTGACTTCTACAAGTATGTTGGAGACATCGATGGTAAGGAGATCATCGTTAGTGTTGATAATGCTAATGGAACACTGACTGTCTCACAAAACTATTTTGTAGATGGTAACGCAGTTAGATTCCCTAATGTTGATGGTCTAACTGGAGTCACAACTGGAGTCACATATTATATTGTTAACACAGTTGGTAATACATTCAGGGTATCTACTACTGAGGATCCAGCAAATGCTGTATCAGTAACTGGTACACCAGGCGTTGCAACAGGATTAACACTACAGAATCATATCATTGATACTGGTAGTGGTACTACAACATGGACAGGCAACGCTGCTGATGCTGAATACAGTGATCTACCAATCAATAACGTTGAAGGTATTAACATAGGTGATATCTTAATCATCGGAACAGAATTATGTGAGGTTGTCTCACCTGGTCCTGATGTAACTACTAGAACTGTTAAGGTTAATAGAGGTACAGATTGCACAACAGTTGCAGCACATAATGATAATGAGACTATCTTTAAACTAGAGAAGTCAACAGAAGCAACATACTTAGTTGGTAGATTACCACAGAACTCTACTACACCTGCAATCAGTGCTATCAATGATGTAACTGATACATTCGAGGTTACACTTAATGAGTTACAGAATGGTGATGCAGTTAAGTTCTCCAACCTTGGTAACATCGTTGGTGCTGATGTTACATCAACTTACTTCGTTGTAGGGGCACAGAATGACACTACTAACAACGTCACACGATTCCAATTATCATTAGATCCTGATGGTGCTGGTATTGCAATAAGTGGTACTGCTGGTGCTGCTGTTCTTAACTTTGCTGATGATCTCGTATCACTTGCTGAGTTTGGTGGACAGTTCAGTGCTGATGACTATCTAAGACTAAGTGCTAGTGCATCTTGCCCATCTGGTGAATTTGTACAGATTACTACAGTTAATGATACTAACTCTGAGAAGTTTACTGTTAATAACGGTGCTAATCAAGATAGATTTGTAATCGATTCAGTATACGGTGGAGTTAGATCTAATGTTCTTGGTACTCAAGACTTTACAGTTAATCTATACGGTGATGCAACTAGCAACTCTACTGATAATCAATTCCAGATCATCAATGGAGAGACTACACCTGCTACAAGACTAACAGTTGATAGCGATGGTAAGTTAACTGTTGTTGGTACTGGTTCAGTATCACAACCAAAAGCAATCATCGATAAAGTTGGTGCTGGTTGGTTTGCTGGTGACCTAAGAGTCAACCTTAATAATGTTGCTGGATCTACAACACGTACTGAACTTTCATTACAAGTTGAAAATGCATCTGGTGATACAGACATCGGTGGTAAACTTAGAATAGATGATGATTTCGGAATATTCAGTGGAACTACTGGAATTGATTTTGGTGCTGATTCTACTGCTAAGTTCTTTGTTGATGCACAGACTGGTGATACAAGAATCGGTACTACTGGTTCTTCACTAGGTGATGGAGATCTAACTGTTAATGGTGGTCATGTTACCATCAATAGCACAGCGACTGCTACACCTTCGGATATAGACTTCCCACTACAGATAACAAATCTTGGTGTGAGTGCTAACCGTAACTATAAGATACGTCAGGATGCTGCTATAGATGCATTTGGTGTTACTAAGTTCTACAATGAAAATGGTGGTAAGCACTGGGTGTTTGCTACAACTAACTTAACATGTCAGACTGGTAAGAACTATATGATCTCTATAACTGCTGATACAGTGTTCACTCTGCCAAGTAACGCTGTTACTGGTGATATAATTAGATTTATAGAAGTCGGTGGTGCTTTATCATACGACATTTCACTGATAGTTCGTGCTCCTTTGAGCGTAGCGATTGGTGGTGATACCACTGGTACTCAAGCTGGTGGATTAAGTTCTCCATATCAAGGTGGTGAACTGATAGTTCAAACAAGAAACGCTGGATTCGGATTAGTATATGCTGGAAGTAACGATAGTGGTAACAGTGCAATACCAGCCAACTTTAGAGGTTGGTGGCTCGTGGAGATATAAAAAATGACTACTCATTACGAAACCGCAAGGAAAATGAGTGGTTCTGCAGTAGGAACCATTCTACCTTGGACTGGTGATGCATCAACTATTCCCGATGGATGGGTGCAGTGCAATGGACAGACCTTAGAAGGATCTGAGTATCCAATACTTGCATCTATTCTTGGTAATACATATGGACCTACTGGTGGTCTAAATGCTAGAACATACGACACTTATATTCTTGGTGATATATTCAGACTACCCAATCTAAATGGTAGGGTTCTTGCTGATTATGAACAAGCATATGTTAGTTCATCTGCACAGTATGCACACTTACAAATGGGACAGACATCGCAGAGTAATTCTGTTGGTGGTCTCTCTATTAAGACTGGTGAAATTGATTCGTTAAGAGTCAGTGGTACATATACTTTCAGTAATTTAATTGGTAGTGCATCTGGTAGTGGGTTAACTATTGTTGTTGACGTTGATGTTGTTGGTAGAGCAGCAGTTACGACTATTAGTGCTGCTGGTACAGGTTGGGTTGAGGATGAGACAGTAACTATTTCTGCAGCATCATTACCTAATGGTACAACAGACATGGTTATAATGGTTGATTGGATTAAACCATCAGTACAAGATGTTTTATTACCAACTGCAACTGGTGCAACACAACTAATTCAAGGTGATGGTAGTCCTGTATCACCACCTACATCTGTTAATGCTACATCGGATATCAACTTTAATGTATCTGACTCTGGTAATTTAACAGGACAGATAAGAAGTTTTACAGTCAACCCACCATCATATTTTAAGACATTCTATGTGGTTCCTAGAAAATTAAGTAAGGATCACATGCCTAGTCATAGACATTCTAATCCAGCTGGTGTAGCAGGTTACAGGAGAGCAATCCCTGATGGTCCTGCTATTGAAGGATTTCAATGTCCTGATGCTACACCATGTTGCGAGAACAATCAGAAAGAAAGAAGTATCAACGCTGTTGGTACTGGTGACGTTGACTTCTTTAATACTGATGCTGGAGATCCAGGTGGATATGGTCTTGTAACTAGATATCAGTCTGGTGTTACTATTGTTGAAACATCAGGTCCGAAGTTGGGTACATCAAGTACTGCTGGTTCAGTTGGTCAAGCACACTCATCACCACAACCTGTATGGACTGGTCCTATACCTAGACCACTTGGTGCTACATTTGACTGGACTGCTGGTGGATCCAAAACAAACTACTGGGCATCAAACTTAGGTAACTTAACAGGATACAAGAACTGGTATGGATATACTGGTGATGGTACTGGTATGATAGGACAACAAACTGCTGCTGATGCTGTTGCTACTAATTTATTCACTGCTGGTGATAACAACTCATCTAAGACATTTCCTACCACACTAAATCATAACAAAGAATATCATGGTACTCAAGGATTCCACTCACACTATACATTTGAGTTACAAATGAATGCTGGATTCCTAAAAGCTCCAACTATAGTACCAGTCAATAACATTAAAGTAACCAGTGATCTTGCTGGTAATACTAATACAATAGCACCACAAAACATACCATCGGCACTAAATATAACAGTTGATGTTAAGACACCTGCATTGAGTATGATGTATATAATCAGGGCATACTAATGAAGCATTATCAGAAAGAGAAATCAAAATTAGGTAATGCACCTGGAACTATTATTAATTGGTCAAAACCTATTGCTAATACTGACCCTAATGCTGCTTCTAATATAGCATCACTACCAGCAGGTTATTTACCTTGTGATGGTCAGGTTTATAATGCAAATCAATACCCACAACTAGCAGATATTTTAGGTACTGGTGCAGCATCTATCTACAAAAAAGATGACACAACTTTATCTGAGACACAGTTTCAAGTACCTGATCTAGGATCAAAACATATTGAAGCATCAACGTCTGGTAATGTGGGATTACAACGTAACATGCTCAAGACAGTTGGTACTGGTGCTAATGCAAATCAAGTTCAGAGAGCTGGTGTTGGTGTTGATATAATATCTAATATCGGTGATACTGCTACTGTTGGATTTAATGGCGTATTTACAATACCATCACAACAGTTTGCTTTAAATGGTAACATAGGTTGGACACTACCAACTACAACTGAGACAGAATCTGTTGCAGTCAATGGTTTCGGACCTCATATGCATCATACTACTACTAACTGGATTGCTATTAAAGAAGATCCAGCAGTAACTAATAGATCACAACCATCATATATCAGAGCATCTGATACTAACGTCAATGTATATTATGGAGGTAACTTCCCTTTATGTGATGCTAGAGCAAGAGAATATCATTCTGCGATGGATAGTAACTTAACTGGTGACGGTAACTGTAGTGGATGTACGACATGGAATAAATATTTTATTGGGTGGACAACAGGTGGTGGTACAGGTGGTGGAGGAGGAGCTGCTGCGAGTGGTACTTATTCTTCATTATATACAGACACACTTACTATCACATCAAAAGATGCTACGTCATGGCCTAATAATACTGGTAATATTCCCATAGGTAAAGCATCACCATATGACACTCGTGTAAGTGATACCACATTTACATACCCATCAGCAAGAAACTTGATGGAAGCAACAGAGACACCACCTGGTTCTGATATAAATGATAAGACATCTCATAGTCATAGAATATCTAGAGAGATAGGTGAGACAACATATACTGCTACAACTGAGGTTGAGACAGTTAGACCTGATGGTTTAGAAGCAGCAGTAAATATAAGAACAAGCACTATCTCTAAGTTTGATGATATTGTATCACCATATTTTGTCCTAGAATACCTAATTAAATACTAATGGCCACATACAGGAATAAAAATAGTTTCAATCATCACTATTCCGATCAACATGGTGACATGGGTGCTCCTATCGGTTCTATTATTGCTGTGTATGTCGATAATTATAGCACAGTCAATGGTACTATAGACAAGGATGCAGTAGCATATAACTATCCAGGCTATGTTTATTGTGAAGGACAAGACTTAAATATATCAGATTTCCCATTATTATATGAAGCAATTGGTAATAAGTATGGTGGTGCTAATCCAAACACTGTAGATTTAACGACTTGGAATGGATCTAAGACAGCAAATACTGGTAACAGTGGTCACACACCTGGTGGTATTGATCTAGGTACATTCAAAGTACCAGATCTAAGAATGAAAAGAATCAATGGATCAGGTGGTATAGATGGTTCTGGTTCATTAACACCTGACGAAGCAGCAATGGAAGTTGGTGATACTGGCGGTGAATGGTATATATCACGAGCACGACAGTTAAAAGAGTATTCATTTGGTAGTGTTAGAATCACTGGATACACTAGTGTAACTGGGTTTATATCTGGTACACTGAGTGGTACAGCAGACATATCAGTTGGACCTATGGAAGAAAAATTCCTGCAGGGACCACCACCACACGGTCACATGGTATTAGGTAGTGAGCATGATACAAGATCTATCATGGATGCACAGGATACTGCTGGTGTTCCAGATCAACAACCAGGCTGGGATACTGGTTATGGTATGATATTAGAATCTCAGTTACCACAAGGTGATGCTGCTGGTCACTCACACTATCTCGCAGAGTTTAGACCTGCAAGGAATAGTACTAATACATCAATGGATGAACCAAAAGATCAGTATAGTTACGATGTATCTGAGACATATGCTCATGAATATGCTGCACCTGGTAACGATGCTGCACAAGGTCAGGTAGTGTATACCGTACAAAATAATCAAGACACTACTTATAGTTGGGTTTGCCCTACAGGTGTAACATCTGTGTGTGTAGTGTGTATCGGCGGTGGTTCAGGAGGTATGTCTGGAACTTTAGGAGGCGGTGGTGGTGGACTCGCCTACAAGAATAACATATCAGTGATTCCTGGTAATAGTTATAGTGTGCAGGTTGGTCATGGTGGTACAGGTAGTACAGCAGCACCAAACACAGATTACGCCAACGTTCATGGAGGTGATAGTTTCTTCATAACTCAATCTACATGTATTGGTAAAGGTGGTGGTAACTACGGTACACCAGCAACATCAGCAATGGGTGGTGGATTCTTTGGTGATGGTGGTGGTAACGGTGGTCATGGTGGAGCATATGGTGCTGGTGGAGGATGTGGAGGATATGCTGGAGACGGTGGTGGTGGATCCACACCTAATGCAGACTCTGGATCTGGTGGATCTGGAGCTGGTGCTCAATGTTCAATTGCTGGTGCTAACAATGGTGCTGGTGGAGGTGGTACAGGTTTATTAGGAATTGGTACTACTGGTGCTGGTGCTAGTGGTGGTACGACTACTGTTAATACAACTTATACTTTGATGTCTGGTGGTGCTGCTGGATCTGGTGGACAAGCTGGAGAGAATACAGCATCACCAACATTAAATACTAGAAACTGGGTTCCGATAAGTAATCTACAGTTATCTTCAGGTGCTGCTGCTGTATGGACTCAGTTTATGTTAGACCATGCAATATATCCAATTGCCCCTACTAATTTTTCTATCAATGATCCTTACCTTGGTGTAACACAAACAGGTGGATATGTATTAAATATTACTTCTGCTACTACAGCTGTTACATTAGAATGTGCTTGTGATAATGAGGGTACGTTTACTTGGTTAGATCCTAATGGTAGTGTAAAAACATCACAAACATTTGGTTCATCAGCTACACCACCTTATACACCATCAACTACTGTTAATATAACAGGTTTGGTTGTTGGACAACATATTCTTACATTTACGGTAAAAAATAATTCTGTTGCTGGTTTTGATACATGGGGAGATAACCCTGCTGGTATTGCTTGGAAGATAACAAGAACTGTTGATAGTTTAGTTTTATTAACCTCAAGACAATGCTGTGGTGGTGCGTATGGTTATGGTGATGCTAAGGGTGGTGATGGTGGATATCCTGGTGGTGGAGGTGGTGCAAACTACTGGCATTCTGATAATGCTGTAGCATCTGATCCTGGTGATGGTGCTCATGGTGCTGTGAGAATAATATGGGGTCCTAACAGATCATTTCCATCTGCAGCAGCAGATGTAGCAACAGGAATTACCGATGAAGCAGTTAATGCTTATGATAACCCCTTTGGTTCATTTAAACATAATGATACTGAGACTAATGAAAATAATCAAACCGTAACATACATTAAGTCGAAACAAATGAACGTAACACCAGCACAAGCAGGTATACAACTCAACGAGGGTACACTTACTATGACTGGTGCAGAGCAATTAGAGGTTTCTGCTGGAATTGTACCTAGACAACCAGTGCCTCTTGTGCTAAAATACTTTAGGGTTAAATATTTAATAAAAGCTTTTTGAATTAGATTATGTCGATAACTGGAACAGGTGCGTCTAACTACATGGAGATGGTCACACCTATTATACCTGTCAATATGATGGGAGATAAGGCTGAGTTTGATGATTTCGTTGCTATTTGGCCAAATTTTGTACCTTCTGCATTCTGTAATGATCTTATTGGATTCTTTCAGAGGTGGGAGGATGCTGCAGCAGAGAGAAATATAAAGAAAGATCTCAAACCATTAAATAATTTTGCTGGTGAGAACAATGCAATGGAGGGAACTCAGCAGTTTCCTAAGAAAGAATTGGGTAGAAAGGATTATGCTATTCTTATAGACAATCTAGATACCACAATGAATGCTAGGATTAACCAGTATTTACAAGCATGTGTTAATCATTATTGTAATGAGTATGGTGCTTTAACATCTGTACCTCTAACATCATGGCAGAGTAAGATGCAAAAGACACCTGAAGGTGGTGGTTACCATGTATATCATCATGAAAATGGGTCATTTAATGAACAGAATAGAGATTTAGTGTGGACAATCTATCTTAATGATGATTTTGAGGGAGGAGAGACCGAGTTCTTCTATCAAAAGAGAAGAATTAAACCAACTACAGGTACAGTATGCATATTTCCTGGTGGATTTACACATACTCACAAGGGTAATCTAGTACTTAAAGGAACTAAATACATAGTAACAGGATGGTTCTATCAACAACCAGCATAACATGGAATTAAACAATAACACAGTCGTAATAAGAGGTCAAACGAGACAAATGACTCGTGGTAGTACCACTGTTACAATAGATGATGATAGTTGGGATACTTATATCACACCAGTATTATATCCTTTATGGAGTTCAGATAGGGATAAGTTAACCTATTTTGAATATAGTAATGGTGCTACTGAGTCATGGAAATGTGATAAGCAAAAGTATGTTCGTAATCATACCACTGGTGTTTATTTCTGGAAAGACTATCAGTTCACTGAACCAACCATAGAAAATGTTCGTACATTTGTAACAGCAATAAGAGAAGCATTTGATGCGTGTATATCAGTTAGAAAGAATGAAGTTGATGAAACACTCAATAGAATTATAGAGAAAGAGAAAGGTATATCATTAGCAAAGGTTAAGATATGGAGAGATTTCTTCTTGCATACATCTGATTGGACAATGCTAGAGGATGCACCTGTTACTGCTGACGAGAAAGTACAGTGGAAACTATGGAGATCTAAGGTACGTGAGTTACCAGCACAGTTTACATCATCTGCTGTTAATCTAGTACAGACTCTTAAGATGCCTATTGATCCAAAGGTTTACAAAGAATACTTTTTGCCTTATAATGCTGGAGTTGACTACCTAGCAACTGATGAGCAGTTTATTGACTTCCCATCTGCTAAGTTTAGCAACCTTGAACGAGTCATGAACGATTGGATTCGTATCGCTCTATTGATTAGAAGACCAACAAAAGGATTCAATGTACCTACTGTATCATCTATCAGTGATCCTATAGAAGCATTAGTTAAAAGAATCGAAGAAGAACAAGCAGCATTACAAGCATTAAAAGATTTGCATTCCTAAATTATGATACGAAGAATGAAATGGTTACCAGAGGCTGCTTGCAGTCACATTGGTAGCTTTTATGATAACTC